CCAACTTACCGAACTTCCCCCCTAAAGGGGGGTTTAGGGGGCGGTAAGTAACCCGCCCACCTAACCCTATTAACTGGTAACGAAATGGAGATAAAATACTATGCCAAAAGTAGCAGAGAATTTAACTAAAGAACAACGACTCGCTGGGTGGAAAAGATTGACTGATAAACAGCAAGACTTTCTGAATAACTTTATGCACAAGGATATGACGCAAACGCAATCGGCTAGACAAGCAGGATATTCTAATCCTGGCGTTGATGCTGTTAGACTGTTGCGTAATCCAGTCGTCCAAGAACGCTATCAGGAAATGCGTGAGGAAGCCCGTAGTCGGTTCGGGGTAACAATAGATAAGTCGGTTCGGGATTTATTAAAGATTCGTAACGAAGCATGGGAATCGGGGAAATTTGGTGAGGCTATTCGGGCTGAAGAACTGCGTTTAAAAGCTACTGGATTACTGGTTAACAAGGCTCATGTGCTACATGAACGCACAGACAGCATGACAAGGGAAGAAATACTGGCAAAACTACAGGAATTTCAAGACATAGCACAGAAACGCATGAAAACAGCCATAAAGACCCATAAAGACCCAGACTTGATAGAGCAAAATAGCGTGAAAACCAAAAACTAGCATATTTACTTGGAGGGGGTACCCTTGGGTTCTCCCGAACAATTTCTGTAGGCATAGGGATCGGGGTACTATCGGGCTTATTATAGGGCTTTGATCGGGATCGGGCTTGTCATCGGGGTCATTCTTTGGCAAATTGTTCGGGTCAGGATCGGGGTTCTCCTGCTCCCAGCAACCCGAACAATTGTTCCCTGTGAATAGATCCCAGCAGGTGTCCATGTTCCTGCTTCGTAATAAACCGAACAATTGTTCTAACCTTCACGGGCTGGATCTGGCGCAGCTGGATCTGCCAATTTATGTCATATGATATATTTTTTTTAATTTAGTTGTTGACAAGGTAGTAATCATTACATATATTAATATTAATTAAACAGTCAATGGAGAAATAAAATGGAAATAGGCGATAGAATAAAGGTAATAGATCAAGAAATATATGGAAAAATAGTTTGGATACATTCTAATGAAGTGGTCATAGAAGATGAAGACGCTGAAACAGAAGATAATACATTAGCTTTTAAAAAATCAGAAGTGGAGGAAATAAAATGATAGTACAAACAGTAAATGAAAACCAATTTATAGACGCTTTTAGAACTTGGGATACATACAAGAATAATTTTTCTTATGAAGGACTTAAAGCATTATATGAGGAATTAGAGCAGGTTGCGGAGTGTATGGATAGCGGGCAGGTTGAACTTGATGTAGTTGCGATCTGTTGCGATTATACAGAATACGAAAACTTTCAAGAGTTTGTAGATGCTTACGGAGATAAATACAAATATATATTTGGCGGTAATAATGACTGCATTGATTATTATACTTCCGTCATTCTTCCTGATTGTTGGGTAGGAAAAGATCAAGACAATCACGAAGAAATAAAAGATTTACCATTTATAATTAGACAATTTTAACGGGGGTCATCATGTTATTTTATACAATCTTCTTAAATGTAATAGCATTCGCACTATTTACCGCAACAGTTTTACTCTTTCTTTTGTAATTGTTCGGGGATCGGATCGGGGGTTCTGCCCCCGATTTTTTTGCCTCCAGCCCGAACAATTGTTCACTCCTCTCCCCCCTCCTGCCTCCAGACCTGTAACCGAACAATTGTTCGCTATTATTTTCCTGTTGGCAATGAAGCAGGTAATAAAGTAACGACTGGTAGTAATAATGTTTTTGTAGGTTTTTATGCTTTTACTACTTGACAAGGGTAGTAATGATTGCTATATATAATGAAACAAACACAGGAGAAGCAAATGAATAACATGAACAAACTGGTAACAATATGGAACGACTGGACTAAAGCAAACAACTTACCCAGCATGAGTGCCAGCGAGTTACTTTGGCAAGAAGGGTTAGATGAAAGCCAAAAAAGATTCATCAATGCCTTTATCGAAATGTGGGAATCAATGTCAGCATATACATCGTCTTGGGATCAATAAAATGTTGTACTTAGCATACGGTGCAAACCTAAACAAAAGAAACATGGCAATGAGGTGTCCACTTGCGACACCTTTATGCAGTATTAATCTGAAGGGTTACAAGTTAGCCTTCAACAATGTGGCGACTATCGTTAAGTCAGCAGATGATTCCGTGCCTATTGGGGTGTGGAGAATTACTGATAAGTGTGAGAAAGCACTAGATAAGTATGAGGGTTTTCCTAATCTATATCGAAAAGAATACTTTGACTTAACTAAGATAGGATTGAATCAGGGTATGGTATACATAATGAACTATGCAGGTCAGGCAGTACCGAACAAAATTTACTTCGACACCATAAAGCAGGGGTATCAGGACTTCCAGCTCAACACCGAACAATTAGTAAATGCTGTACTGGAAGCATATGATTACGAAAAAGATACTGGTCGAGTCATTCAAACAAGGCGTGGCGGGAGCAGATGGAGGTAATTGTTCGCTTCGCCCAGCAAAAAGCCCAGCTCAGTCTGGGTTTTTTTACAGGTAAACACCGAACAATTGTTCGCTTATCGGAAGGCTCCTGATCGGGAAACGCCGTGATCGGGAAACTTTCTGACGGCATTTTAGAGAATCCCGATTCTGAAATCCCCATGCTTAATAGAAATTTTTTTGATTTTTTTTAAAAAATAAAAAAGTCAATAAAAACAAAGACTTATAATTAATTAAATTAGTTATATACTATATATACAAAAAATAAATATTGTAATCATTACTAGAACTGTTATTTTAATTAGACATTTTAATTTAATTGGAGAAACAAACAAATGACTATTTTAAACAATACCAACAGACCTTATTTTTTAACTTTTGGCTTAGAACCTGAATTTGTTAGACCGCATTATTCAGGTGTAGATATTCATAATCATGTTGATGGAGTATTTGCAAAATCAGATGGCAGTTTAAGAGATGGAGGAGAAATAGAGCTTCCAATTTATGCTGATAGCAATAAGGCATGGGATCACATTCAAAAAGTTTTTGAATGTGCAACTAGTAGATATAATTGCGTATCAAATTCTATAAAATGTTCTGTTCATGTTCATATTGGAATGAGACCGATAAACAGAACAATTGTAAATGAAGAAGATTTTACAAATGAAAGTATAGCCTATAGCCATAACAACAATGATGTTAGATATAGAACCGCAAAAAAAATTAAAAGGTATTTTGGTGATCCTTTACCGTTAGAAATTGCTAGAGATATAAGCTATCGAATTGCAAAAGATATTGCTTTATTTTCTACAATGTTAACACCAAAAAGAAGAGATTGTTATTTTGCTGAATATCCATCAACACCTGCGCAAGCTATCCAAAACACACAAGCTGACATAAACAGCCTAATAAGAGCTATTAGTACAGGGAGGAGTGGCGGAAAATATTCAGCTATTAATTTGTTATCACTTGCACCAAATAACTATAGTAACAATGTTAAATATACTATGGAATTTAGATCACATAGTGGATCTATGGAAATGGAAAAGTTAAGGAATTGGATAAGATTTTTATTAAACTTAGCTTATCATTCTATTGATACTAGATTTGTGCAAGCTCAGAGCTTGTTACAGACACCAAACATTATTGCAAGGCAAGGAACAAAGGCACAAATTGTTTGGGAGCTTGCAAGATCAGAAAACGGAGCATCAACACAAGAGTTAATGAATGCTAGTAATATACAATCAGCTCAAAGAATTAGAGTTATGTTTTCAGAATGGAGAACTCAATTATCAAATACTTTTGGGCAGAATGTTATTGAGACATTAACACAACAACATTATGGACACCGTTATTCTACAAGTAACGGACAACATGATTTAAACGGTTACAGAATACCAAAAGAAATACAAGGTAATGGCAACGGTTACGTATTTAACGGAGCTGGAGACCCATCTATTCTTGCAGGAATGACACAAGATTTATTGAATGCAACGAATGCAAGAATAGCACAAATAGCTACTCTTAGATCGAGATAACAACAACCAAACAATTGTAATTAAAATGTAAATGGCGGGATTTTTCCCGCCTATTTTTTATTTATTATCAGAACAATTGTATTTATTTAATTATCTTTAAAATTATCTAAGTTATTGATTTTATTATATAAATCGGGCATATACACCCTATACACCACCAAAATATATATACAACAGAACAAAAAAAGTCTAAACCGTGTTCCCCTCAAACGACCCCCGTCAATTTCAAATACGACCTCCAAAAAAAATTTTATAAAAAAAATCTTGCACTTTTTGGTATTCATTGCTACATCTTGTATGTTAGGAGGGCGATATGCCTAGATATAGATTAAGCTACGGAAGGAAGAGGACGTTTGAGTCTGATAACATCATGGGTGTTTTGGATTTTATGGGTATAGACAAGAGCAAATCAGAGAAGAAGTGGTTAAAGGACAACGCTATGGACATTTGCAACTATGCTTACAAGCCGATTAGGTTTGGAACGAAGGAAGAATTTGTAGAAGACTTAGTAAAAATCAATTTATTAGAGGAGTTAGCCAATGAAGCGTAATGAAAACAGCTATGCGAAGGTAAAAAACAAAGAAATGTTAAATTACCGCAATCAACTAGGTATAAGTCAGGTAAATATGGCACAAAAATTAGGATTGAGTCATAGAATGTGGAATCATTATGAGCATGGAACGAAGCCAGTTCCAATATCTGTAGTTTTATCAGCGAAATATTTGTGTAAAAACATGGATAAGATGGATGAATTGCACAATGACGTAAAAAAACATGAAGAACCGTTG